CGTTCACCGTGGTGCCCGTCACACCGTGATCAGCGACCCAACTCGCAAAATGCAAGCATTTGCAATCCCACACTTCACCCTAGACGCCTCCATCACTCCACGTGATATCCAAGGTAAGCGTGCTTTCGGTGTAGACGAACTGGAAACTCTGGCTGCTGTGCGTGCGCGTAAGCTTGAAGTAATCCGTAAGTCTTGGGCTGCAACTCACGAAGCTGCTATCTGGCACACAATCGTAACTGGTACTGCTTACGCTCCTAACGGCAACGTAACGTACAACTGGTACACAGAGTTCGGTGCAACACGTACAACTGTTGACTTCGAACTGAACACTGCTACAACCGACATCATCGCTAAAACTGAACAAGTTTTCGCTTCTATCCAAGACAACGCTCTGGACGGAACTGTACGTGGTGAAGTGTTCGCTATTGCCTCGCCAGAGTTCTTCGCGAAGCTGATTGGTCACCCAACAATGAAGGCACTGTGGCTAGCTTACGCTCAGTCTCCACAAATCCTTCGTGATCGTTTGAAAGCGAAAGGCTACGACGCTCGTTACCGCGAATTCACAATCGGTAACATCACTTACGTCGAAAACCGTGGTATCAACCCAGATGGAACTCGTCAGATTCCAGTTGGCGATTGCTACTTCTTCCCAAGCGATGTAGGCGATGGTGACAACTTCGTCCAGTACTTTGGACCAGCAGATCACTTCGACTTCGTTAACACCCAAGGTCAAGAGCTATACGCTTTCGAATTCGGTGATAACCGTGGTCAGATGATCGAAATCCAAACCGAGTCCAACTTCCTGAACGTGCTTCGCCGTCCACAGTTGATCGTAAAAGGCATCGTAGGTGCCTAATTGAAATGGGGCGGGCTTTTACGCCTGCCCCTTTCTTGTTATAGGAGGCCAAGATATGCCGTACACTGGTTCGCCATCCACAAGTGCTACTGACCGTGTTCGTTTGAACGTAGGTGACATTTGGCCTGATATGGAATGGCTGCACGACGAAGATTATCAATACTTCATCGACAAGAATAATGGCAACGAGAACAGAGCAACACTAGATGCTGCACGTGCCTTGTTGTTCGTCCTGACACGCTTCACACGTGAACGTACAGGTGATATTGAGGTTTATGGTGGTGACATTTTCAGTAACTACTTTAGAGCCTTGGAACTTATCCTGAAAGACCCGAACATCGCAATCAGCGTGGCTATGCCGTATGCTGGTGGTATCTCTAGAAGCGACATGCACGACAATAGAGTTAACTGCGACAACAACGCTGTTATGGTGCCAACAGACCGCCCTCAGTTTAGATTGGGATGTGGTAACTGGCAACACAACTATGATGCTTCTTGCCGTGGTGTAGGTGGTGGTCATGGGCTTCAGTTTTAAGTTTGAAACCAAAATCCCAGCCTTGATAAAGAGGTTGGACAAATTAAACGGTACGGAAGTCGAAGTTGGTTTCTTTGAAGAGGATCGTTACGGTCCTGAGAATCATAACTTGCCTGTAGCTACAGTAGCTGCTTACAACGAATTCGGTACTGTACATAACCCAGAAAGACCTTTCATGGCAGACACTTTCTCTGACAGAACTAACCAAGCCATCATGGCTGGTCAGATGAAACAAGTGTTCGGTAATATCTTGAAGGGCGGAACAGCCACACAAAGGCTGTTGAATATCCTTGGTCGTATTACTGGGGAGCTGATGCAAGTCAGCATCGCACAATATGCCGCTATGGGCGGTAACTCTAAGAAGACGATTGAGAAAAAAGGCGGCAGAGATACGCCACTGATTGACACAGGTAAGATGCTTGAGTCTGTCAGATTCCACATCCACCGTTAAGGAGTACATAAATGAGAAATCCACCACTGCTCCTAACTGGACACACAACGCTCGATATTATCCGCCGTGGGGCAGAGACAATCACTCGTGGGCGTCCTAGCCCCGGAGCTGAGAGTACCGTCCAAGTTGTATGCAACGTACAACCGGTGCTGAAATCCACAGACACCTACCTCTTGCCAGAAGCAGATCGAACACGTGCAACACTCAAGGTGTACACGAAAGGCGCTACGCTGAGACAACGTAAAGAAGGACCAGACGGATATGCTGCTGACCGCTTCTACTGGAAGGGTGAGTTGTATGAAGTCATGAAGGTTATTGATTATGATATGGGAGTGCTTAACCACTACAAAGCCTTGTGCATGAGAGTGGAACTGACATGAATACTCGTAAAATCGGAAGGGCTGAAGACCTAACTGGAAACACTTACGGAAGACTCACTGCAACATCTTATGAAGCCAGTAAGTGGGTTTGTAAGTGTGAATGTGGTAATGAGATTAAAGCAAGACCTAGTAGCTTGAAGAGCGGTAACACAAAGTCTTGTGGTTGTCTGCAAAAGGAGAAAGCATCTTCTGCGTTGACTAACTACTTTATTGAGTACCGTGAGAGCAAAGGTCTTGCTGAGAACTTGTCTACCGAAGATCAAATCCAGAGACAACACTTCATCAAACTAAGACCTTCGATTATGAAAAGGGATGACTACACTTGTCCACTGTGTTCCACAAGAGGTTGTAAACTTCAGGTGCATCACATCGAGACTTGGAAGTCTACCCCAGATAAAAGGTTGGATAGAAGAAACTTGGTGACACTGTGTGTACCATGCCACAAGAAAGCTCATGAGAACAACTTCAAAACTGGTCTTGATGAACATCTTGCTATCCTTCTCCAAGGCTACGTTAATGAAATGGAGGTTGCCTTTTGAACATTTATCAAGACCTAGAAGATAGTCTCTACAACATTGTCAACGCACTACACCCAGATTGGAACATCTTGTTTGCTTTTACAAACGCCGCTGAGCCTGTTAATCCTTACCTCGTTATCGACGTAAAGAAGCTGAATCCGATTGGCCGTGAGTACAACTCGACACCAACACTTGGTGAAGATGGCACGAAGCTTATCCAAACAACCATTCAAGACCACGAAGCAACTGTGAGATTTGAGTTTATTGGTAAGTATGATGATCAAACTTCTGTGGCTGAAATGGCCCAAATGCTCCAAATTGAGTTGAGGACTCAGAATGGCTACTTGCTACAAGCCGAGAATAAACTCTCGCTGTTCAAGCTGTCCAGTCTTCGTAGACTTCCACTCCCAAGAGATACAGATATGTACATGATCTATCAACTGGATTGTGTATTCGCGTACGCGGCTGTACTCACAACAGAACAGGATTATGCAACTGCCCTTAAAGGTAGTGGCGTATACCACGATGCAAACAGGCCACCAGACTACGTGCTGGAATCCGAATTTGAAATCACTCTACCTACTTAGGAGAATAACGTATGACCGTTCTTACGGATATCATTGAAATCAACATCAGCCGAGAAACTGCTGCTGTTGCTCAAACAAACTTCAACGTACCTCTGTTCGTTTCTGCTCACACCCGCTTTGCTGAACGCGCACGTACATACTCTAGCCTGACTGCTATTGCAGAAGACTTTGAACCTACTGATACAGCGTATATCGCTGCTCAGAAGCTCTTCAGTCAAACTCTGAAACCATCCCAAGTTGTTATTGGTCGTCGTCTAGTACCAAGCTCTACAGTTAACGTAAACTCTATTGCAGTTGGAACATACACACTGACAATCAACGATACTCCTTTCGTGTTTATTGCTGGGGCGCTGGACACTGCAATTACAATCGCTGCTGGCTTGAAAACTGCTTACGACGTTACACCTATTACTGGTGTTACTGTTACTGATAACCTCGACGGGTCTTTGACTGTTGCTTCTACAATTGGGTACGCCCTTGCAGTAAGCACAAACATGTCTCAGGCTAACAGCCCATCTGTTGAATCTTGGGTAACAACAATCAACGAAATTACTGTAGTGAACAACACTTGGTATGCCGTAATGATTGAATCCCACGTTGAAGCTGATGTACTGGCCGTGGCTGGACAGATCGAAGGCATGAAGAAAGTGTTCGGCACTTCCTCTCAGTCTCTTGATATCAAGACTACAGCAACAACTGACACATTCTCGAAACTGGAAGCTCTAGGTTACCAGCGTACTTTCGGTATGTTCTCTGCAACAGCAGATACTGAATTCCCAGAAGCTGCTTGGGTTGGTTACCAACTGCAAGAGCAACCGGGTTCTAACACTTGGGCTTACAAAGCTCTGAGCGGTGTTACTGTTAGCACTTTGAGCGACACTGAATCGACAAACATCCATAACAAATCTGCAACTACATATGAGCAAGTTGGTGGCTTGAGCAGCACTATCGGAGCGAAGATGTTCGGTGGAGAATGGATTGACGTAATGATCTTTGTTGACTGGCTAGAACAACGCATGAAAGAACGTCTGTGGAGCCGTATGGCTAACAGCAAGAAAATCCCTTACACAGCAGCAGGT